TATCTGATTCCGATTCCGACCGCGACCGCCAGCGCGGTCAAGGGGTGATGTATGGCGCACGTTGTCCGTGGTTGTCTTGATCGAGATTTTGACGCGTCCACGGGTACGTGCGCGCAGGAAATTTGGGTTCCTCAGATGCCCAGTCTTCCGGCGCTGAGCATCGAGGAAGCGCAGGCTATCGGCCTTGCGTGCGCGTTGCTGTGGGGCAGCGCGTGGGTTTTTCGCCGGATTCGCAAGTTCATTGATCAATCGTGAGGACAAAAGCAATGCTGAACAAGTTCAAGGGCAAGCTTCATGCGATCGTTCCGGCTGCGTCGCTGGGTCTGGTCGCTCCGGCCGCGTTCGCCAGCGGTGGCGGTGGTGTCGATGTGTCCGGCGTCGTCAGCGCCATTCAGGGCGCTGCGGCTCCGATTGCGTCCATCGGTGCCGCGGTGCTCCTGGTGCTGGTGGGCATCAAGGTTTACAAGTGGGTCCGGCGCGCGATGTGACGGCTGCTGTCGTGGGCCGGAAGGTGCTCCCTTCCGGCCTTTTTTTCTCTGGGGATGGTGTCATGGAAGGTTGGATTTGGCTGGTTGCGTGGCTGGTGTCTCTGTACATCCTCTTTGAGGGTGAGTGATGAGTTTCTCGCGCATGTTTGTTTATGCGATTTCGCGTCGTGTTGCGTGCGCGTTCGTTTTGATCGCGCTGGCATTTTCCGGCGCTGAAAAGGCATACGCCCGTGATCAGGGCGAGGCATACCTCGAGTGTATGGCTGTCACTCGTGCGCTTAATCGTCCTGACTTGCCGTTTAGTCGTTGTGTTATAGAGGGTTTCAGTGCGTACCGCGGCCAGCGTTGCAAGGCTGAAAACAGCCAATGCTATCTGTTCGGTCTGTTTGGTTTTGACCTGGACAAAACGTGTGACAAGCGCCCCGATTTTGTGACGGAATTTTATCCTCGGTCGGGTTCGTATTCTTGCAATGCTGGCTGCGTGGTTCATTTTTATAGGAATGATGACGGCACTAGTACCGGTACGTTTGCCGGTTCTCTTGCGTGTGATGGGCCGGACCCAGACGGGTGTGTTGCTTCCGGCAGGACGTGGAATCCTGTATTGCATGTTTGTGAACCCAACGAGCCAGAATGTCCGGTTGGCCAGACTGTCAACAGTCTTGGTCAATGTGCTCCGGAGCCTTGCCCTGCGGGTAAGGTTCTGGGGCCGGATGGCACGTGCCGCAAGCGCGAGAACGAATGTCCAGCCGGTCAAGTGCGCGGTCCGGACGGTAGCTGCGTTGATAACGAGTGTCCCGCCGGTCAGGTGCGCGGCCCGGATGGCACGTGCAAGCGCGATGATGACGACGATGGCAACGAAGACGACGCCGACGAAGAGTTTTTTTCCGGCGGCGATGATTGCAGCACTCCGCCACAGTGCAGTGGTAGTCCGATCTTGTGCGGACAAGCGCGCATTCAATGGCGCATTGATTGCAACACTCGCAAGAACCGCAGCATAAGTGGCGGTACGTGTGGAGCTATGCCGGTATGCGATGGTGAGAAGTGTGACGCGCTCGAGTACTCGATGCTGGTGCAACAGTGGAAGGCAGCGTGTGCGCTGGAAAAGCTCGCGGCCGGTGGTGGTAGCGGCGGCGGCGATGGTGACAATTCGGACGTGATCGACTTCTTGGGCGGTCCTGGCACGCACAATCCGAACGTTGTCGGCGGCGATACGCTGACTGACGCTGGCCCCGGCGATGATGAATTTGATATCCCGGAGCCTGATTCTAGCGGGTACGGCTATTCTCGGACGTGTCCGACGCCGCCGAGTGTGACGTTGCCAAACGGCGTGGTGGTTAATTTCGATCTTGCGCCGTTGTGTCAATGGGTGAGTCTTGCCGGTTCTATCGTGTTGATCTTGGCCGGACTGGTGTCGTTGCGCATCGTTAGCGGGGGGGCTGCATAATGCCTGCAATTCTTGGCTGGATTATTTCTGGCATCACGTCTGCTGTCCTCTGGCTGTTCAAGAATCGCATCGGCCAGATGCTTACGGCTGTTTTGTCTTGGTTCGGTGTTTCACTTGCGAGCTATAAGTTTGGCGTCGAGCCGTTCATTGAGCACCTCGAAAGTTTGGCAACCTCGGGCATCGGTGGCGGTGAGTATGCTGCTGTTGCTCTTCAATGGATGGGCCTTCTCAATTTCGACAAGGCATTGACTATGATCATCTCTGCGGTGGCGGCTAGGCACGCAATGAATGCCGGCCGTGTGTTCTTCCGTAAAGCGGCATCAGGGGCCTGAAATGCCTATTGAACTTTTCACTGGACAGCCCGGCAACGGTAAGACGGCGCTGATGGTCGAGCGTCTCATTGAAGAGGCGAAGAAAGCCGAGCGTCCGATTTTCGCGGTTGGAATTGATGGGTTGCAGCCGGGTTTGGCTACGCCATTGGACGATGCGCGCGATTGGAATCGCCGTGATCCTCATACAGGACAGTACATTGTCCCTGACGGTTCGCTCATCTTCGTGGATGAGGCTTGGAAATGGTTCGGTCATCTTCACGATGCGACCCGGCAAGCTACGCCTAAGCATGTTCTCGATTTGGCGGAGCATCGGCACAGGGGCCTGGACTTCGTGTGGACGACTCAGCAGCCAAATCAGCTTTATCCGTTTGTGCGGGGGCTGATCGGAACGCATCATCACGTTGTGCGCCGGTTCGGAACGCACATGGTTGACGTGTTCACGTGGGGCGAGTTGAACGAAGAAATCAAGTCCACCGCGAAGCGTGAGTTGGCTCAGCGGACTACGCGGTTGTTGCCTTCGCACGTGTTCGGCTCTTACAAGTCCGCGGAAGTTCACACGATCAAGCCGCGTATTCCGCTCAAGGTGTTGGCAATTCCTGCGGTGATTGTTGGAGCCGTGGTAGCCGCGTGGACTGCGTTTAGCTTCTTGCGTCCGGATGCTGTAGCTCGCAGTGTTTCGGGAGAGGCGGCGAGCGCGGCGTCAGCCGCGCCGCCGCGTGCTGCCGTTCCTGTCGGTGAAGGCAGCGGGCGCGGGGTTTGGGCCAGTCTCTCGGATTACGCGACTGCACACTTGCCGCGGTTTGCGACTATGCCGTGGACTGCTCCGGTGTTCGATGATCGGCGCATCACCGCCGATCCGCAGTTGTATTGTATGTCCAGTTTGGGCGGCACCGTGGCAGATGGCAGCTACCGCGAGCCGTCGTGTACGTGCTTCACAGAACAAGGCACGCTGTACGAGTTGAGCCAGCCCGAGTGTCGCACGGTTGCGCGTTACGGTGCGCCCTATAACCCATACCGTGAGCGTCAGCGTGAGCGCGAGCAGGTGCATCAGGTTGCGCAGGTGTCACAGGCCGTGCCTGCGTCTACGAGCGCGGGAGTTGTGATTGATGGTGCGGGGCTTGTGCAATGACTTCTGGTGGCCGTGAGCTGTTGAAGTGGCTTGCGCTTGTTTTGATGACCGGCGACCACGTGAACAAAGTCTTGTTCGCTGGCTCGTTTCAGTGGCTGTCGGAATTGGGGCGCGTCGCGTTTCCGGTGTTTGCCGTTGTGCTGGCGTACAACGCTGCGGTGGATGCGCGCCCTGGCACTTCTGGCCGGGCGATTCGCCGCTTGCTTGTGGCTGGTGCGATTGTTCAGCCGTTCCACGCGCTCGCGTTCGGCTACTGGTTGCCGGTGAATGTGCTGTTCTCGCTTGCGCTTGGTCTGTACGTTTGCACCGCGCGGAGCGCGTGGGCTGCGCTCACGGTATGGGCGGTCCTCGGCTTGTTCGTTGACTATCAATGGACCGGTCCGGCGCTGATGCTCGGTGCGCGTCTGTGGTTCGGCGCTAGGACGTTGACGGGTCACGTCGTCGCTGCCTTAGCACTGGGTGTTGCATACAGCGCTCTTTGCCTCTACAACGGCAACGGCTGGGCGTTGTTGTCGGTGCCGATGCTTTGGGGGCTGGGGCGTCTGGATGTGCGCTTGCCGCGCGTTCGGTGGGCGTTTCTCGGGTACTACGTAGCTCATCTGATTGTGCTGGCTGCTATTGCCTCGACGTAGCGCATCTCTCGCCTGGTACGTTCTCCCAGCCGCCGCCGGGCAGGGGCCGGAAGAGGATTCCGTCTATGCACTTCCATCCGTGGCGGTTCGTCGTGTGTTGCGGTTGGCGTTGGGCTGCTTCGCGCTGCGCCATGATCTGGGCGAGGGTCTGTTGGCGCTGGATTTCCTGAGCCTGGCTCGCATGGGATGTGGCAGGCTCGCTCCGGCTCGGACTTTGGAATCGCGTATGCCATGCGGCTACTGTGTCCGCATAGATACGCCAGCCTCCTAGCAATGCAGCCAATAACGCTGCGGTGAGTGCATATATGGCCCAATTTCCGCGCTTGTCCCGCGGCAGTTCTCTTAGATATGGCGGTCGCTCTCGTTCCATGGTGCCCCCTGCTTCTGGGCCCGCAGGTTAGCGACAGGGGGTGTAGGGGGCAATGCCCCCTACGCACGGGCAATGATGAGTTTGTGGTCGCTCCTTGGCGACCATCGCAACGCATCTGCGGTGCCACGGTTCTAGTCCGGTTCCGGTGTCAGTTGTTGACGTGTATCTGGGCGTGCTCACCACGCACCCACTGGTGACCCATTCCTTGCGCGTGCGCGCCTGTTGTGTGTCTGCTAGCCGGCTAGGGGGCCGATTTCGTTCTGGCGGACGCGGATCACGGTGACGAGCGGTTCTTGCTGCTTGTGCTTGGCCCGGATGTAGGCCAAGCGGGTTTCTGCTTCTTGCCGCCATGCAAGCCCTCGGAGTCGCTCGGGGCTGAATCTGATGCCGTCCGGGCTGACCAGGTCGCGGCCGGCGAGTCGCCAGCCGGCCCACGGGCCGTGCAAGTGCACATGGTTCCGCGTTATCAAATCGCGCACTTGCGCAGCGCACTTGTTCGGGCATGGCTGGCCCATTGGCCAGCACGGCGTCCTGTTGTTGTAGTCGGTCAAATCCATGTGAATACCTCGATGCTTCCTTCTGGCTTGCGGGCGCGTCCTAGGGCGAAGCCGAGCCAGTCCCGCAGGATTCGGCCGAGGTAGCGCAGTCCTTTACCGAGGCCCCCGCGATTTCGCATAATGTACATCTTGGCCGCGTCGATTGACGGCTGTGTGGCCGCATAGACGCCTTCCTGCGCGTTTCCCAGCACCACCAGCGCTAGGAGGGTGGCGGAGGCCGCCAGCTTGCGCCATACGGCCTTTTCCTCGCGCGAGTGAGCGCGGGCTTCTCCTACGATTCCCAGCACCCGTGCCAGCGGGATTCCGGTCAGTCCTGCCAGGCGCTCGCAGGAAACCGGGTCCGGCAGGCTGACGCCTGACCGCCAGTTGCCTACCGCGGTTCGGCTGAGTCCGAGGTGGCGGGATAGCGCGCTGTCGCTCTCGGCTCCGATTGCTGCTTTCGCGCGGTCGATGATTTCTCCGATTTCCATGACCAAGGCCCTTGACTGAGGTGACCAAGCCCTTTATACAGTGCCTTGTGACCAATGGCCTTGGTCATCCCGCCCCCGGCTCTCCCCCCCGGCCGGGGC